CCCTTTTCGTGGCCGTTCTCTGTATATTGCAGGGGATAGGACTTTCGAGACATGGACAACAACCATCATGAATGACACTGATTTTCTCATCCGTAATGCCATGGAGCGATGGATGAATGGAATCAATGCTCTTTCAGATAATAGTGGTCTGGAAAATCCTTCCGATTACCAAGTTGATGCGTTTGTAGATCAACTGGATCGTGCAGGGACAACAATCAAATCCTATACTTTCAGAGGGTTATTTCCTATTACGATTGCACCAATCGACTTGGGTTATGACACAAATGATGCAGTAGAGGAGTTTGAAGTCACATATCGCTACCAGTTTTTTGAAACAAATACTACCAGCTAAAAAATCCGTATAAATATTTAATATTGATTACGGAGTTTTTATGGCGAATCTATTTGGATTTCAAATAACAAGAGCGCCTAAGGATAAGGGAGAACAGGCTACGTTTGTTCTCCCTGAACCAGAGGAGGGTGCTACAGTTACAGCTGGGTTTTACAGTGAGTTTCTTGACGTAGAGGGTCAAGGTAAAACTGAATATGATCTTATTCGGAGGTACAGAAGTACAGCTGAACATCCAGAATGTGACCTTGCGATTGAAGATATTATTAATGAAGCTGTCAATACTGAAGATTACAAACAGTCAGTTTCAATTCTCACAGACAACCTACCTTATTCTTCCAAGATAAAATCTAGAGTAAAATCTGAATTTGAACAGATTATTAGGCTGTTGGATTTCAATAATAAAGCACACGATATATTCAGAAGATGGTATATTGACGGAAGATTACATTATCACAAAGTAGTAGACGAAAATGATCCCAGAAAAGGAATACAAGAATTAAGATATATTGACGCTACGAAAATCAAAAAAATTAGAAAAGTAGACAAAGCGGCCACATCAAAAGGTTCACCTACTTTAAAGGTCATTCAAGAATATTTTATATACAACGATAAAGGAATATCAAATTCAACAGCCGGTTCTTTGAAGATAACGCCTGATGCAATTTGTTACGTACCATCGGGTATTCATGATCCTCAAAAAAATATGGTGATGTCTTATCTTCAAAAGGCAATCAAACCAGTAAACCAACTCAGAATGATTGAGGATGCAGTTGTGATCTACAGGATTGCAAGGGCTCCAGAACGAAGAATTTTCTACATTGATGTTGGAAACCTACCAAAAGTAAAAGCAGAACAGTATCTCAAAGATGTCATGAATCGTTATCGAAATAAAGTTGTATACAATAATGCAACTGGTGAGATAAGAGATGACAGAAATCAGATGAGTATGTTGGAAGACTTCTGGCTTCCAAGAAGAGAAGGTGGAAGAGGAACAGAGATCACCACACTCCCAGGCGGACAAAATCTTGGAGAGATTGAGGATATTCTGTATTTCAGAAACAAATTGTATCGTGCTCTCAACATTCCAGCAAGTCGATTAGAAGAACCAAGTCCAGGCTTCAATCTAGGTAGAGGTGCAGAAATTACCAGAGATGAAGTCAAATTTACCAAATTTGTACAGAAACTCAGAAGAAAATTCAATGTACTTTTCTATGACCTTTTGAAAACACAGTTATTACTCAAAGGAGTTGTATCAGAAGAAGACTGGCCTTCCATCAAAGAAAATATAAATTTCACTTATTTGAAAGATGGACACTATGCGGAAATGCGTGATATGGATTTATTGCGTGACCGATTAGAAATACTAAATACTATGGAGCCCTTTATCGGAGAATGGTTTTCAAAGGAATATGTGCAAAAACACGTATTTCGTATGTCCGAAGATGAAATCAAGGACATGGACAAACAGATTAACACTGAGCCTCCACCAGCAGACATTGACGCCGACAATAACAATGACGGAAGAGTTGATGATGATGAGAGAGGTGACGATGATAGGGAAGAAGAAAGTATTCAAATTGATTAACAACGGAGATAAATTATGTCAATACCAAATATGATCAATGCATTAGTTCAGGATGATAAAATTGGAGCAGAGAGTGCATTCAAAGAAACCATCGGAAAAAAGATTGGAGATGCATTGGACCTGAAGCGAGTTGAAGTTGCAAATACTATAGTGAAACATCACATTCCTTCAGAGGTGGCTGATGCCGGTGAAGAAGTTTAGTGAATTTCATCAATCTATAAAAGAGAAAGATGAATACAAGAAATCAGATTTATACAAAAAGTTAAATCCAAAGTTGAAAAAGGCAGTGGATGAACTGTATGCAACCTTGGAAAAAAGACCAGCTGATTTTTTGACCACTTTTGATAAGACTGTAACTAAAGTTGCAAAGAAAAACGGAGTTAAGGAAAAGGATATCATGAATTATTTTGATAAAGAAATGCTCACAATTTAGGATAACAAATGGCAAATACACTTACAAAAATGTTCGGCAGAACAATAATTCATGCTGATACAGATGATGGAGCAATAACATTAACTGAAATGACTGCCACAGGTGAAGGAACTGTAACTGGTGCCAACATCGTAGAAATCTTTTACAACATTCCACCAACAGGAACAATAGATATTGATCGTGGTGGAACATCTGTTTATAAATTAGTTGGTAACGGCTCTGGTGGTGCTCATTTGGTAGGTCATGTAGATTTTCAGTCAGCTGGAATTGTTTTACGTGGAACCAATACGGCAGATATAGGACTGACTTTCACTAATTTCACTGATGGTTTACTTACTTTAATAGTACATAAAGAACACTAAGAGGTATTATGAAATTAATCACAGAGATGTATGACGATTACCAAATCATATCTGAGGAAGATGGTAAAAACATGAAAATTCAAGGAGTTTTCATGCAAGCCGAGACTAAGAATAGAAACGGAAGAATTTATCCTCTTGGTGTTTTGGAAAAAGAAGTCAAAAGATATAACAAAGAACTAGTTGAGAAGAAACGAGCTTTCGGAGAACTAGGTCATCCAGACGGACCTACTGTCAATCTGGATAGGGTTTCTCATTTGATTGAGGAACTTATGCCTGAAGGTAATAATATTATCGGAAAGGCAAAAATCCTTGACACACCAAATGGTAAGATTGTCAAGGAACTTTTAAATGCTGGTGCAAAACTTGGAGTCTCTAGCAGAGGAATGGGCACACTTGAAAAGAAAGGAAACGCAAATTACGTAAAAGATGACTTTTACCTTGCTACTGCGGCTGATATTGTTGCAGATCCTTCAGCACCTGAGGCGTTTGTGGAAGGAATTATGGAGGGTAAGGAATGGATTTGGGATAACGGAGTCATAAAAGAAGCCGAAATCGCAAGAATTCATAGACTTGCTTCCGCAAATAAACAGGCTCAAGCCTTTGAATCATTCCTTTCAAAACTCTAATCTTATAAATATAATTAACCAAATTTACTAAGGAGACTTAATATGTCTGATGAACTCAATAAAGAGATGGAAGAAGTGGTTGAGGAAGATACATTGGAAGAAGCATCTGCTCCTACTGTTAAGGGAGATGCTAAATCGGTAAAACTCAAGCAACAACCAGAAAATATGCAAAAACCACAAGGTGGTCCTACAGCTTCAGCTCCTACTGCAAAGGGTGATGCTAAATCAGCAAAAACTCAAGCAATGGAAGAATCAGAAGTTGAGGAGGAAGTTGAAGAAATTCAAGAAATGCCTAAACTTAAATCAGATATTCTCGCAGGACTCGTAGACCACATGAAAGGTCTGAAAAAAGAGGATCTTGAAAATCTTTATAAGTCAACTCTCATGACTGAAGAAGATGAAGAAGACGAGGATGATGAAGAGGAAGAAGAAGAAATGGAGAGTAAGAAGGCTACTAAAGAATCAATCGACCAAGTTGTTGATTCATTAGATGTCTCTGATGACGTAAATGCTCTCGTAGACGGAGAAGAACTTTCTGAAGAATTCAAAACAAAGGCCGCAACTATTTTTGAGAGTGCTGTCAAATCAAAAGTTCGCACAGAACTTGAAAGAATTCAGGAAGAAAACGACAAAGTAATCGAAGAAATGGCCGAACAGACAATGACTGATCTGGTCGAAAAAGTAGATGACTACATGAACTATGTCGTTGAACAATGGATGGAAGACAATCAATTAGCCATTGAGCGTGGACTCAAAGGTGAGATTGCAGAAGACTTTATTAGTGGACTGAAGAATCTTTTTGAAGACCACTATATTGATGTTCCAGATGAGAAGTATGATATTCTGGAGGCCAACTTGACGAAAATCGAAGAGTTGGAAGAAAAACTGAACAAGCAGATTGAAGAGAATATTCAGTTGAAAAAGGCAAAAGGTGAACTCGTAAAAGAGTCCATGATTGCTGACATTGCTGATGGGATGACTGATACTGAAACTGAAAAATTTCAAAGTCTGGTTGAAGATGTAGAATTCTCTGATGAAGATTCCTATAAGGAAAAACTTCAAACGATTAAAGAGAGTTATTTTGGAGCTGAAAAGGAAGTAAAAACAGAAGTTCTTACTGAAGAAGGTTCCAATGAAGCACCTGTCGAGGTATCTGACACAATGGCTCAGTATTTGACTGCTATTGGAAAAGATGCTAAGAGGTCAAAAAAATAATCTGAATACTTTTTAAGGAGTAAATATGTACAATTCAGAACATCTCCAAGAGAAGTGGCAACCAGTTTTGAATCATCCCGATCTCCCTGAGATCTCTGATTCTTATAAGCGTGCAGTTACCGCTGTTATCTTGGAAAACCAAGAACGTGAGTTAAAAGAACAACGCTCAATGTTGATGGAATCCGAAATGCAAACGGATGGAGCCATTGCAAATTGGGACCCAGTTCTTATCTCACTCGTTCGCCGGGCAATGCCTAGTCTCATTGCTTATGACGTTTGTGGTGTCCAACCTATGAGTGGACCTACAGGACTTATCTTCGCTATGAAGGCCAGAATTGGTGAAAACGGATCTAGTATTACAAGTGCCGTTGACACTACTGAAGCTCTTCATGACGAAGCTGATACCAAAAATTCTGGTTATGCCGCCGCTGCTCAGGCAGGATCAAATCCTGGCGCCCTGAATGGTGGAACAGCCCCTGTTACTACAGATGCAGCTATTCCAGACATTTATGGTATTAACACTGCCGGTTCTTATAACGTGAAGCCAGGTGAATCTACGGCCAATGCTGAAGCACGTAGTTCATTTACTGACATGGGTTTCACCATTGAGAAGGCAACTGTTACTGCTAAGTCACGTGCTTTGCGTGCCGCTTACACAATGGAACTCGCTCAAGATCTGAAAGCCATTCATGGTTTGGATGCTGAGTCTGAGTTATCCAACATTCTGAGTCAAGAGATTCTTCAGGAAATCAATCGTGAAGTAATCCGAACAATCTACGTTACTGCTGAAGCAGGAGCCCAGGGAACTTCCTCAGACGGAATTTTCAACATGGACGTAGACTCGAATGGTCGTTGGTCAGTTGAGAAGTTCAAAGGACTTCTTTTTCAGATCGAAAAAGATTGTAACGCAATCGGAATCAGAACACGCCGAGGTAAAGGAAACATTCTAATGTGTTCCGCTGACACAGCATCTGCTCTGTCAATGGCCGGTGTTCTCGATTACGCTCCTGCACTGCAATCCAACTTGAATGTAGATCCTACAGGAAATACATTTGCCGGAACAATCAATGGACGAATTAAAGTCTATGTAGATCCTTATGCCTCAGCTGCTGATGGTGCAAGTGATTGGTATGTTGCCGGATATCGTGGATCGTCTGCTTATGATGCAGGATTGTTCTACTGCCCATACGTTCCATTGCAAATGGTACGTGCCGTCTCTGAGTCAACCTTTCAACCAAGGATTGCCTTCAAGACACGTTATGGCATGGCAGAGAATCCATTTGCTCAGGTAGGTGGAACTGCAATTCATGGTGGAAGAACAGGTGCAGAGCCTTTCTCCCCAAGTGCAAACTGTTACTACAGGCGTGCAAAGGTTACAAACATCATGTAATCACATTTTTGAGAGGGGTGAAATTCCCCTCTCAAATCCCACCTAAATACTTGTAGAGGAAATATATGGCCGATACAAGTCAACCCCAAGTTTATGATTACGCTTCTCCTAATCAATGGAGACTTAATTTTCAAAAATTACCAATAACTACGTGGTTTTGCACTAACTGCAACATACCAGGCGTAAATATTGGAGAAGCTCAATTTCCTACACCACTTTCTGATGCTCCTTTAGTTGGAGATAAACTCACATTTGACACTCTGAATATTACCTTTATTGTTGATGAGGAGTTAGTCAACTACAGGGAAATATGGGATTGGATTGTGGGTATAGGATTTCCCAAGAATCATTCTCAATATGATAATGCTATTAGGGATGGTCAAAGATTAGTAGCTTCATTTGGAGGTGATACTCCAGATCCTAGAGTAAAATCTACATTTAGTGATACCAATCTTTATAGCGATGCAACTCTGATATACTACAATTCAAAAAATATTGCAAAGATTGAAGTTAGATTTACTGAAATATTTCCTATTAGTATAAGCGGTCTTGAGTTTATTCAAGATGCAACTGATGTGGATTATCTGAGGGCCGATGTGTCTTTCAGATTTATGTATTACACGTTTGCCACAGCATCATAAATAGTATTGAGTCGCTCAGACATATTTTTGATTAAATAAGTCCACTCGATTCATGTGCGACAACATACTTGGGTGCTTTGGGCGACTCAATTTGAATTTTGATAATGACACTATCTGAAATACAGCAAAAAGTAAAAAGAGATCTCAAGATCAACGATATGGAGTTGGATGTTGAGGCTCTACGTATACCCTCACTCCACTCCAAATATCTTCAACTCCTTACAGAACACTCCCTTCTTCTCAAGAAGACACAAGGTGATTTTGCTCTTCTAAAAAGAAATAAATGGATATTCTATACAGGAAAGGCTACAGATCAAGAGTATAAAGAAAAAGATGCAGAAGGATTGACACAGTTAAAACT